AAATTTGGTGCTCTAAAATCTACACTTGATGTGATTGATGTTGTTGAGTGCTGATATCTTAGATTTGCTATGGTTCCACCTAAACCAAAATCTATACCACCTCCATCTAATTGAACGGAAGTTGTGCTACCACTACCGATTGTAATGTTTTTATCTCCGATATTTAGAGTTGCGGAGTCTATTGATGTAGTTGTTCCTGAAACATCTAAATTACCACCAACACTTACATTACCGGTTGTCGTTACACTTCCGAAATCTACATTTGCAGTTGTACCGACATCTTGTCCGATTGAAATCTCACCAGATGATATTGTTACACCTGTTCCGGCAGTGAATGAACCACTAATATCAGATGCAATTTGTGCTGAACTTGATATAAATGGTATTCCCTCTAAAGTTGTTACACGAGTTGAAAAACTTGAACTTGGTTGAACAAAACTACCTGATATATCGGATGCGATTTGTGCAGAAGAACTTATTAGTGTGTTGGATAATTCAGTTTCTGCATTAGTGATACGAGTTGAAAAACTACCACTATCAGTTTGTAAATTATCAATATTAGTTTGTTCCGTAGACAAGTCAGTTTCTAAGGTTGTTACACGAGTTGAAAAACTTGAACTTGGTTGAACAAAAGAACCACTAATGTCTGATGCGATTTGTGCCGAGCCACTAAGTAAAGTAGGTTTACCGGTGATTCCACTAAATGCTACATTTGTAGCTGTGGTTGCATTACCTGATAAATCACCATTAAAAGTAGTGGTTGTTATAGTGTTGGTGTTTGGATTATATAGAAGTCCAGCATCAGTTCGTAATTCACCATCTCCGTCTGCCGTTGATGTAAACGGAACATATCTATTGGTGTTTGTATTGTCGGAAGACAATGCTATGTTATCTGCATTTACTGCATTTGTTGCATTTGCTGCAGTTCCAGTTGCTTGTGATAAATCAACTTGTGCACTACTACTGATTAAAGTATTTTCTAATTCAGTTTCTGCGGTTGTGATTCTTGTTGAAAAACTCGCACTTGCTTCTGTAAATGAACCAGATATATCTGATGATATTTGAGCAGAACTTGATATAAAATCAATTCCCTCCAATGTGGTTAATCTTGTAGATATACTACCACTATCGGTTTGTAAATTATCTACATTTGTTTCTTCTGTTGTGATTCTGGTTGAGAAACTTCCACTATCTGTTTGTAAATTTGTAATATTGGTTTCATCAGTAGTTAGTCTTGTAGATAAAGAACTACTTAAATTTGTAAAAGAACCAGATATATCAGATGAAATCTGAGCAGATGAACTAATAACATTATTACCGGTTGTTCTTAATACCGTAGCATCAACTGCAAAACTTCTATTAGTGGTGATATCACCACCACCCGATAAACCATCTCCGGCGGTCAATGTAACTGATGAATGGTCTATATGTTCATTTGCAACAAAATTAGTAGTTTGGTCGTGGTCAATTGCAGCGGAACTACTGACTAATGTATTTTCTAATTCTTGTTCTGCTGTTGTTAGTCTTGTTGAAAAACTTCCACTATCGGTTTGTAAATTTGTAATGTTGGTTTCGTCCGTGGTTAAACGAATCGATAAAGAACTACTTAAATTTGTAAAAGAACCACTAATGTCTGATGCGATTTGAGCACTACTACTGATTAAAGTATTACCGAGTTCTGATTCTACTGTGGTTAATCTTGTCGATATAGAAGAACTTTCTGCACTACCACTAAATGCACTTATACCTTGTACACCTTGTGCACCGGCTTCACCTGTATCTCCTTTTTGACCTTGTGGTCCTCGAGCAGTAACACTAACAACTGATGTTGTTTCCGTAGTAAGATTTACCGAATTATCAGATTTATTAATTTGAATCGTTTTATTATCTTCGGTTGTGGTTACATTGAGTGGTGAATCTGGTTTAATGGTTATGGCCATTTAAAAACTCCTAATAACTGCCTGTTGTGATTTCTTTAGATAAAGTTACTTTTCCTTGTATTAATCTTGTCACTACGGCACAATTACCACTACCAGACACTACTTCTAAATCATAAAAAGCGTCTGTAAAATTTAATGCACTTGAAGAAGTATGACTAATGTATATTCCAATACTACCTGATGTTAATGGTTTTGATGCGGATAATCCACCTGAACCACTCATATTCAATCCTGTTCCACACGGGCCAAGGCTTGATGATAAAGTTAAATATGATGTTGATGCTCCTGCTTCTTGTCTTAAATCCATTCTTGCGGTATAACCTGTTAAATCAACTGGTGTTCCGTTTGAATCTTTGTAAACTATTTCAAAATCTGTGGTTGCCCCTTGTTCGATTCTGAAATTGTATATTCCTGCTGCCATAGAAAAATCCTTATTTTATGAAATGTATTTTATCAATAATAAATATCAGTTTAAGAAGTTTTAGAAATAAATCGTCCGTATTTATCTTTTTTCAAATTTCTGTTTTTTAGAAATTGTCTTCGTTCTTCATACAATCTTGTACCTTCTTTTTTACCATTTCTATCAATATACCAAGGTAACGAAAAACGACCTTTTGCTTTTTGTTTTTGTTTTTGAATTGTTTCGTCTGAGTGTTTTTTACCTGTCATAGGATTTACATACCCATTTTTATATGCTTCTTTAAGTGAGTCTTTCATCTTACTTAATAATTCTGGGTTATCTTTCCATAAACTATGTCCACCACCACCATATGTATCGTTATATCCATTTCCTACACTATCGTGCTTTTGGATTAATGTTTCTTCCATAATAATAGCAGTATCAACATCAGTTGTTTCACCAATCTTCTCTATAACCAAATTATCCCAACCATATTTGTTTATCGCTTTATGTAATGTGAATTGTGGTTTATTTTTGGCAGATGACTTATGTTCCCTCATTCTCCTATCGAAGTCATTTGTTCTTCCGATATATGATTTTCCACTCGGACTTGTTATTTTATATATAATATGTGTTTCCATAAAACTCCCCTTAGAAATAAATATAAGAAAACTGAAAAAATACTTGACTTTTACAAATATTTTTTTTATATTATAGTGTAATAATTGGTTAAAGGAAATAATAATATAGGTATGAAAAAACCCCCGACCGAAATCGGGGGTTTTTCTTATTTGTCAAATTAACCTCTTATTTGTCAATTAGTAATGTTAACTATCTAAAATTAATTAGTTAATTTCCATTAAACATAATTTACATCTGCTACTATGACTTTACCGTAGAACTCAGGCCTTACCATCTTCTTCGCGTATCTTGTCATTACCCCTTTACGTGGTGTAAAGTTTTTAGGGTCGTATACAAGCGGTGTCATAATTAACGGTACATATGGAGCGTAAACCGCACCTGTTTCTAAGAAGTTAGCACCTCTAAAACCAACTAAGATTTGGTTTTCAAGCATGTAAGGGTTCTTATAAACTGTGTATCTGTTGTTAATTGCACCTACTTTTTGAACACCCATAGCAAACTGGTTTGTTGTTGCGTCACCGTCTGCTGATGTAGCATATCCAGGAATTGACTCTAAGATTGTAGCTGTTTCTGGAGAAACAACGATGAAGTTTGCTCCACCTCTTAGTGTTTTCTGATGAATTGCATTACTTACGCTTTGGATTTTGTTTCCAAGTGTTTGGAACCAAGTACCTTTAGTGTATGCATTTGATTCACCTGATGATTGTGCAAACAATGATGTTGCTGAATCATATTCATATCCTGGTCTCGCACTCCATCTTTCTGTTTTTGCTGAAGCGTTGTTCATCAACATATCAAGAATTTCTAAGTCAATTTCCATAGAAATGTACTCAGAAAGTAGAGATGTTAATTCTGCTTCTGCGTCAACTGAATGATATGCATTTAAGTCTTGTGCAAGTTCTGGAGTCCAGACTGCTTTTAACTTACGAGTTTTCGCAATGATTGGAATACTCTTTAATGCGATATCTAATTCTGGAATGTCGATATCTGTTTCTGGGTTAGCATCGACTTGTGCAGCTGTTGCTTCAAAGTCTGTTCTGCTGTAATCTGTTGCTGGTTGTTTGTGGTAAGCAACTGATGCTGTTAATGGTGCTGTTGCTACTGATTTCTTTGCGATGAAAGAAATAGTTGTTCCACTTACACTTGTGTATGCAGGGAAGTATTCATCGAATTCTCCCGCTGAACCTGAAAGTGCAAATGCTCTAACACCATCTGTGTCTGGGTTAGTCATAGATGTAGTAGAAACATTAATTTTTACTAATCCATCGTCTGCTGCATTACCAAGTGCTACTGATTCTGATAGTGATGGTTCAAAATCAACATCTTCCCAAGAAACTGAACCTGTTGTAAAGTTACTTGCGCCGATTGTATCACTTAAAGTTAATGCTGCAGTGTTTACATCATTAATCGAATATCCAAACTTACCTGCACCATATAGACCGCCTGATGCGTCTACATTTGAACCTGATGTATTACCATATACATCTGAGTTTTCTGTGTGTAGGTTTGTTTGTGCTGTTCCGTATTTGAAGTCAAGGTAGAAGATAAGACCTGATGGTAGGTTCATAGGTTGAACACTAACAAAGTCTTGTGCTGCTAACTCACCAAAAATTCTACGAACTAATGGTAAAGCTACACCGCTCCACTCTTCTGCGTTTTGACCACCTGTTACGGAAGCCTCTTGGATTAACTGACCTGCTTGGTTTTCAAGAAGAACTGCCATTCCGTGAACTTTAGTTTCATCTTCAAGACCTTCTAATAGACCAGTTGGTTCCCATTTATCGACTAACTGACGAGTTTGTTCTAAAAGTTGTCTTTGTGGATTATATCCGTCCATCAACTTTTCAATTCCGTTTAATTTACTCATTTTTTTAGTCTCCTAACTATTAAAGTATGTTTGCTAATTTTTTGAATCTTGCTTTCATTTCTGCTCCCTCTGACAATACTTCCTGTTTTGCAGGTTTTGTAGAAGCAACTGGTTTTGAACTTGAACCTTTAGAAACTGACTCACTTATAGGTTTAGAAGGTTTTTTAAATGATTCTGCTAATGTAGCGTAAACCAATTTAACTTCTCTTAAGTTTTTAGTTCTGTCAAAAGTTTCAACAACTTTTAATTTTTGGTTGTTGTTCAATCCGTATGCTCTAAATAGTTTGTTTGAGAACAATAATTTAGCGTTCAAAAGATTAACTTCGTTTAATTTATCTCTCATAAACTGAACTACTTCTCTTGTTTCTTTTAGTTCAGCTTGAAGCTCTTCAACTTTGTCTGCTTCTTCTTCAGCATCTTCTTCTTCTGTAAGTGCTTTTAAGACTTCGTCTAAGTCAAGGTCTTCTGATTCAACTAAATCGTCAACAACTTCTAAGTTGTCGTCTTCTTTACCTGATTCTTTATCAGAACCTTCACCTTCTGGGCCTTGTGCACCTGTTTTAGATGAGTCATTTGCTTCTGGTTTCACTTTGTTGTCTCCTGAGCCGATTTCTGATGATACATCGTTTTCGTCAACTTTTTCTTCTTCGTCTTTATCTTCGACTTCGTCAACTTTTTCTTCTTCATCTGCGTCTTCTTCTTCAGTAAGGTCTGCTTCTAATTCAGCAAGAACTGATTCAAGGTCAAGGTCGTCTTCGTCTTCTATTTCTTCTTCTTCAGAAACTTCGTCTTCTTCTTCCTCTTCCTCTTCTCTCATCTCACCTTCTTCTTCGTCTTCCATTTCTTCCTCGTGTACACCTTCTTCTTCGTCTTCCATTTCTTCCGCATCTCTCATTTCTTCTGCGTCTTCCATTTCTTCCGCATCTCCGTGCATACCTTCTTCAGCTTCCATTTCTTCTTCTTCTGGTGCTTCCATTTCTTCTACTTCTTCACCGTCTTCAGAATCTTCCATTTCTGCTTGGATTTTCTTTGACAACATTGATTGCAAACGTGGTGTGAATGCTTCTTCAAGTGCTATTTTTGCGTTCTCTAATGCAGTTTCTCTAACTGCTTTAGCATCAGCAATAGCTTCTCTTAGTAAATCATCCATTTTATAATCTCCGTTTGGATTCAGTATAGTTATTTGGAACTATAATATAGTTTAATTGATTTACACTATATGATTGTACGAATGTACATAGTGTATTTAGTTTCGTAATTATAAATATAACAAAACCTAAAAAAACACATACAAAGTGTGTATTTTTTTAATCTTCTTGATTTTTTAATTTTTCGTATTTGGCTCGTAGTTTTGTTTTATTTTTTTGTTCTCTTTTGATTGCCGATGGCTTTTTATAAAAAGAACGCTCTTTCAATTCAAACATCATACCTGAATCTTTGACTTTTCGTTTGAATATTTTAAGTGCTTTGTCTACTGATTGACCTTTACGAATCTGTACTTTTAACAACCTTTACTCTCTTTCTTTATCTTATTTTTGAAACTAATCTTAACAATTCTTTTAAATCATCAATTTCATCACTACCGAGTCTATCACTATATTTTACCATAGCTTGTATGTGTTTAATGATTTTGTTCTTAATTGATGAATTGTTTTCAGTTAATAGTGATTGTAATTTAATCATTTTTTTGAATTTTTGTAAGCTTCGTGTGCTCTGGTTAGTAAATATATTAAGTCGTGGTGAGTATCTGCTTGGTGTTGTTTTTTAACTGACCTTTCTAAATACTTTACCGCATCTTTTAATGTTATTACATCTTTTCTTAACAAGTTATATCCCATAGGTGAAATCTGTTCTCTTTTATCAGTAGTGCTGAATGAATAGGAAACTTCTTTTACTGGTTCTTTAACTTCTTCTTCTTTTTTTAACTTGTATGCTTTGGTAGTGTCTTCAAGTGTTGGTAATGACTGACCAAACTTTCTTTCGTTCCAAAGGTTTTCGTTTAATAGTTTTTTAAGTTTCATTATATTTTACCTTCTGATTTTGCTTTGTAGTTTTTGTCTACATAATTGAAGAATTCTTTCTTCTTTTCATCTGATTCTAATTCATCTGGTGAAGAGATTCCATATTTTTTCATTGCTGATTGGAAGAATTCTTCGTAATCACCTTCTTCAATTGTTCCACTTCCGTATTCTTCTTTATCTTTTTCTTCACCTTCTGGTATGTCATAATAACGATTTAAAATCATACCCATATCTTCATATAGTCCTGCTAATCTTTGTTGAACGGATGATGCTTCTTCTGCTATTTTTGAGAATGCTTTTGAGTGGTTGGTTAATTCTTTCATATTACGAGAAACCGTAACTTTATCAAACCAATCTTCTGTTTCTTGTAATGTATGAGATGCTGCCATTTCTGCGATTTGTGATAAAGATTTAGCAGTTTCTTTTAAAGATTGTTGTTGATAAAGAGTTTCCCCTAATTTATTATAATTTCTTAATGCTTCAGATACTTGTTCTGATGATACTTTTGGGTTGTTTGATGATTCACCATATTTTTCTTTAACGATTTGTGATAAAGAACCATATCCCGCATTAATTGCTGGTGTTGAAACTACCCCACCGACTACTGAGAAGTTTTCTTTGATTAATTTTTTTAGTTTTGCCATTTTATATGTTCTCCTTGTATATAAATATTATCTTGTTCGTTTTTTAATCAAATCAAACAAACTAAGAAAGAATTCTTTTTTACTAATTGATGCGTCCCCCAATGGTGTGGTTTTGACTGAACGAACCAAATCCATAGCATCGTATTTATTTTGTTTAATATCTTTAATAAATTGTCCAACAACATTTTGTTGTAATTTACCGACTTTTTTACTTGCGTCTTTTACTGCGTTTACTGATTGGATTTGAGTTTCTTTGTTTTGATATCCTCTACCTGAATCCGTAAATCCTGTTGTTCTTTCGTTAAATTTTTGTTCTGGTAAAAATCCTAATAAATTGTCTAAGTCTTTTAATGCTCTACGATTACCTTTCATAGCTGCTAATATAGCCATTGAGTATCGTCTTCTTTGACTTGAAGAACCAGAATCTAATACATCTAATAAATCGTCTGCGTGAATTTCATATTTTTTTAGAAACTTAGCAACATCATCTATTTTTCTACCAATTATTTTTGCTAACTTTTCAGTATCCCTAAACTTTGGTTTAAACGATTCATTTACTAATTCTGTTAGTTTAATCATTATCTAAAATTTCCTGACATAATACCAAGTGTATATCTTTGAACATCTTTTGCATATCCTTCAACTTCACTTCTGGAAAAGTCTGCTGTTCCGTAATCTATTTTGTCTTGTTTTTCTTGTTCTAATGCACCTAAGTAATATCCATAGTATCTATATAATTGACTTAAGTCATCACCTACTGCTGATGCTAATGCGTAAGCATCTGATTCTTGAGTAGCGGTTCTTCTATTGGATTGGAATCCGTCAATAATCTTTTTAACCTTACCCGTTGCTTTTTTACCACCAAGTGCTGCGTCAATAATTTCTTGACAAAAGTTTGCTGCTTTCTTAACTTTTTCTGCTAATTTCTTAGGGTCGTTAAGTCTTTTCTTTAACATTTCATCAAAATAAGATTGGTTAATTCTTCTAAATTCATCATCAGTAGTAAATTTACTTGCACCGAATTGAGCTGCTTGTCTCATTTGTCGTTTTACACCAGCACCCATATAAGGTTGGTCTTCATCTAAATTGATGTGATGAAATTTAATTCCTGGTATTTTCATTACTGATGATAATGATTGGTATCCTAATTCACTAATACCGAAAGTTTTATTTCTTCTTGGATAAGGTAAATCTCTTGGTCCAGCATCTACGGTTGCAACTCTACCTTTACTATATCCACCACTCGTTAGTCTTTTACCTGTTACGGTTTGAACTCTTGTTGCTGGTTCGTAGTCGTGTGTCCACCACATTGGCTTTCCGTCTTTCAATACCAATACTGCGGTAAATTTTCTTAATTTAAAGTTATCACTTGACCAATATCCTTTTTTACCTTTGGTCGGAACTGTAACATCTTTGTCAACATAAGCAATTTCAATACCTTTTTTCTTTGGTTTTGCGTTGGTTTCTATTTCACTATCTGTGATTTTGTCCCATTCAACACCAAGTTTTGCTCCCCACATAAAGAATTGTGTTTCCAATCCTTGCCAATGGTTTGATAATGCTCTAAGTTTACCTGCTGCAAACTTTTCAGTTATTAGAGTTTTAGGTTTAACTTTATTTTCATTTAATATATCTTTTAATTTAATCATTATATAAAGCTCCTTCTACCTTTTGATTCACCTTTACGATAAGAAGTGTTTTGTTTAAATAATTTAATCACATTGTCCATATCGTCTGGGTTTTTTGTTTCAATACCCACATATGATGCGTAATTCTTTTCTGGTTTTCTTCTTCCTTCATCTCGGTATTGTCCTGTGATTGGATTATTACCTGTGATGATGATAATATCTTTGTTTCTCCAATAAAAACTTTTTCCGTCTGACCAACTTACTCCTGTTGATGAACCTTTTGCAATCATTGGAATACTTAGTGCCTTTAAAAACTTTTTAAATCCACCTGGTTTGAAATCTGTTAAATCAAATCCGTGTTGTGCTCCAGCTGGGAAAATTTTCATTTCTTCTGTTAAACGGAAGTCTTTCCACTTTTTGTTCATTTCCATTATTTGTTTTTTTGATAATGTCATTTTGTATTCCTTATAATCTAACGTTCAAACCTGTATTCTTTTTGAATATCTTACCTAATTGGTCAACATAAACTCCCTTTTCTTTTGATTTAGTTTTTACATTACTTCCTCTTATTGAATAGAAAGTTATATCATATAAATCTTTAGATGATAATTGAAATCTAACGTGTGTTACACCTTTTGAATTTTTACCAATTTGCATTGTTAGTCCCAATCCACTAAAACTTAAGTTTTTTGCACCAGTCATTGAGATAAATTTATTACCACCTAATTGTTTTAGTAATTCTGATGCTTGTGATTTAGACATTGCTTCTACCAAACTCATTTTACCATTGGTCTTTACTCTGATAAGATTCATCTTACCATATTTTTTACCCATCTTCTTCATATGTTTCTTAACTATATTTAAGTTATTGTCTTTGAAGTAAACTTGGTCATAGTCTTGTTTCTTTTGGTTGAATTTATCCACGATGGCGTATACATCTTCATTTACTGATTCAACTGGATTCAATAAATAATTGGTTGCTTTTTCTAAATACTTTTGTGATAAAGTAATCTTGTCTGTCCACCAACTTGGTAATGAATCTTCTTTGTTCATTCCGTTTAGTTTGTTTAGAAGTTTATTTGAATCATCAACCATAATCATTACTTTTCTTTTTGATGATGCGACATCTGTGTGTCCGTCTTCATTTACTGATTCTCTCATATCACCACTATAATTCATAGCCCAATTATTAAATGCACTTAACATCTGTGAAATCTGTCTTTCTTCTGGACTACCATAAGGATTTTCTTTAAACTTACTTTTTAAATTACGAAGTTCTTTTTGACCAAAGTTTTCATATCCACCTTTTTTATCCCATTTTTTCATTAGTTGTTTTTTAACTCTTGATATAGTTGAACGAACTTGTGATACACTTGCTTCATTTACTGATTCTTTCATATCTGACATCCACTCTAAACCTGGAACTACTATATTTTTAACTTTATGTTTCTTTTTCAGTACATTTACATCTTTTACAAACTTTTTTAAATGTGGTGGTAATTCACCTGTCTTTTCAAAATCATCTCTCATCTTTTTTAATTGTGATGGACTCATTGATTCATTAACATTTTCTAAATTTGTATTGTCTAATTTAGTTTCAATACCATATAAAACTTTACTCATCTTTTCAAGTAATTTTTTCTCTTTATCACCTAAATAATAAAAAGAGTTTTCATCATAACCATTAGCTGGCTTAAGTGTTTGTTTTAAAATTCTTATAGCGATTTTAAATTTTGAATCTGATAAGTATTTTTTTAATTCTGTTTGGTTAGGTGCGTAATGTCTATTATCTTTACCCTCTCGTTCTACTGCTGGTTTGATAAACTTTTTAAATAAAGTTTCAACTGCTTTTAGTTTGTTCAAGTCTCTTTTAACCGGATGTTTTGCTAATTGACCTTTTAAACTATTGGCTTGTTTGATTATCAAGTTTATTGATTGTAACCAAAGTTTTGTATATTCTTTACCAGTTTGAATTTCGTCATTTCTTTCTTGAATTACTGATTCACTCATATCTTTTAATGCTTGTTTAAATGCTTTCTTATCTCTTTTGTAATCTGCCATTACTTGGTCAAATCCCAACATATCAACCATATCGATAAACATTTCTTTTTCTTTTTTACCTAATTTGTTGATAATCTTTTTAGTTTTGTCTGACATTTCGTTTACTGATTCACGAGTTATGGCTGAACCTGGTGATTGCATAGCTTTCATAACTTGTTTTTCTGTATTACCTTTAAATCTTAATTTGAATGCTTCTGTTCCCTCTACTTCCATATCTGTAAATATTCCTTTATCAGTAACATAATGATTTTTTATACCAAATTTATTAGGTCTTGATTTGGCAACACTTTTTACTTTTGCTTTACCTCTATTTCTTCTATCAAAAGAAAGTAAACTAATGGTATCACCTACTTTATATACTTTGTTTTCATTCATTTTTTTCATTTGGTCGTGTGATTTTTCCAACTCCATACCTGGTTTAAAGTTCTTACCTTTATTCATCACTACAAACACAACACTTCTTGGATTTACGGATTTTACTTTACCCATAGCACCATAATGTGGACAACTTGGATTAACATCTTTAACGACATCACCTGTTCCGTAAGTGTATTCTGATAATTCTTGTTTAATCATTTCTTTCAGTTTATTCAGAACTTCTTTTTTCATCGGTAGTCCTTTGTGTTTGGTTGATGCGAATTTCTTCACATCTTTTTTCTTCATATCTTTGGCGACATCTTGTGCGTCTTTGGAAAACTTGGACGCTGGTTGTTCACCTTTTTGGATTGACCTTACAATCCCCATAAATTTTTGTTGTTTTTTACTAAGTGCTGGCATTGTCTATCTAGCTATTAAACTATCTTCGTCTACTCTAAATTCAACAAATGGTTCATTTCTATCTGGATTAAATGTAATTTTTTCAAATTTAACTCCTAATGAACTACCTGCACTTTTAAGATGTTTCATAACAACATCAATATCTTTTTTAGATAATGGATTTTTTAAAATAATTGAACCACTATATTCATCATTTGGTTTTAGTTTGTGATATCTTTGATATCCAAACATAATTCCTCGTGGATTGAATTTTGACATCAATCTATCGATTCCACTCATTATTCTTCCGTATTCACTTGGAACTTCAACCATTTTACCATTAACACCTTTCATTTTCATTGCTTCATCTAAACGATTAGTGTATCGTGTTGTTATTTTTGATAATTCTCTTAAATCCATATTATGCCTTTTTACTATTTGCTAATCCAGCGTTGGTATACTTTGGAACACTTGGTGTTTTAGATTGTTCTAATCCACCTATTCCTTCACCGGCTAAATTGTCAATAGTTGGAATATTAACTGGTGATTTTTCGTGTCTACCTCTTGGACTGGATTTTGGTTCACCTGCCCCAATACTTAAATTTGATTTTAAATCTTCTAATGCCATTATTCACCCCTTATGATATGGTTAATGATATCTTCTGCTTTACAATAATCTCCACAAGTTCTACCTGTTTGAGTGTGGTCTACGGATTCATTCATTTTTTCTGGATATAAGAATGCTCCGTGAGTTGATGGATTGGAAACAAAATCAAAAGCGATAAGTTCAAAGTCATCTCCTACTTTTGAAACGGTGTCTCCATTAGATTCTCTAACTACTTCGACACTACCCAATCCTCGTGAACTGATACCTAATTTGATACCATTCTTAAATAGTTCTCGTAATATATTACCACTTGGTGTTGTTAAGATTTCACAAGTTCCAACCAAGTTATCACCTTCAAAATGCATTTCAGTTACATTGTGAGAAACATTTTGTAAATTAACAACCGAACTATCTGGGTGGTCTAATTCACCAAGTGCTCTTTTTTGTTTTACAAAATTTTCATCGTATTTTTTAGATTCACGAACCAATATTTCTCTTGGATATACTCGTCCGTTTTGGTTTTTTGCTTCTGCTCTTTGTAATACACCTTTAACAACTAACTTTCCGTTGTTTTCTTTCATCGCCTCATTTATTTGTTGTGGCGATATTTCAAATGGTATATAGTCTACGATAACTTGTTTCATTATTTCATACTTCCTACTTTGTTTGCTAACTTAACTAATCTTTCAGATATTTTGTTAAGTGCCTTGTGTGTGTTTTTCCAATAACTTCTGGAATCAACATTTAATTCTGTTTTTAATCTTAAATTCATTTTAATTCTTTTGTCTAATTCGTTTAATGCGTCACGAACTTCACGAACCGATACACCGATTTTTTGTTTTGGTGTCATTGATTCGTCATTTCTCCAATCGTGATAACGACCTTCGTTTATTGATTCACCTATTGATTCTTCAATATATCCTTTTTTTCTTAAATCATTTTTACCTTTTTCAAATTCTTTTTGGTTTCTGAAAGTTTCTATACCAAAGAAATCACTACCATCTTTATGTTTTGATTTTCCGTCGTGGAAAGAGATTACATATTTAGCTTTACCTATGTTATGTCCAACTTTAAATCTTTTCTTACCTTCTCTTAATTTTTTACCTCGTTTGATAGTATTGATATGTTTTTTATTTACATATTGAGATTGAAGTTGGTCTATTTTCATATCCATAACTTCCATAAATGATTTTTTGTTTGTTCTTGCTGCATATAATACTCTACCGATATCATATTCGTCTGCTAAATCTTTTAATGCTTCTTTTGCAATTGGTGGTGCACCTGTTGGTCTATATATTTTTTCAAGTTCGTCCATCATTTCACCATAACCTTCGTTTATTGATTCTTTAACAATTTGTTTAAAAAATGTTTTTCTAACGGTATCTTTTTCACTTTGTAATATATTTGCTAATTTTTGAACTGATGAACTCTTAAAGTTTTTTGGAAAGTATTTTTTATAGTTTTGATAATTTACATTATCTGGTGTATATCTCATAAACATAAATGTATTTGCAATACCTCTAATTAAAAGTCTATCATCACTTACTTTTTTAAGAGCTGGATTGATTCTAAATAAATTATCTTTTATTTCTTTACCGATTTTTAGTAATTCTTTTCTGTTTGAACCGGTGATTGCTTCATTTACTTTTTTATATCCACCGACTTCTGGACTTTTGTGTCCAACTGCTGAACCACTTGAGAATGCGTGTGGTGTATCGTAATGACCTGTTCCGGTTCCGTCGATACCTGCCGTAGCAGTTGTAGAAACTTCTTCAAGTTCTTCGTCTTTTTCTAATTCTTTGATGACGAAGTTCTTAATGTATTCTTTTAACTTAGCTATTTTGTCGTGTTTGGACATTTTTGATTTCCTTAATTAATTCATAATATCTCATCAATGCAACCACGTGTTTATCTTTCACGACTTTACCTTTTGTAGCGGTGTCTGTGTAGTCAATCGCTTCTGATAATTTAATTTTAGTAATTTTATCGTTCACTTTTGGAAGTAATGACTTCAGAGCTTTTTTAATTTTAATTACTTCAGTATCGATAAACTCTTTTAATGAATTTGTATTAGATACATTGTTGATATATTGTTTCAACAAGTTTTTTTGACTTTCATCAAGAGATTTATACTTTTTATTAAACTTATCTACTAATAATTGATAACTTAACAACCTTAAATCTTTGTCTTGTGTTGAATATTCACTTAAATTCTGTTTTTTTACTCTTGTTTGTTTAGATTGAGTAATATGTTCAGTTATAGTGATTGATGAATCAGTTTTTTGGACTGGCCCAAAGTCTTCTTTGCCGGTTTCTGTTTGAAAAACACGATATACTGATGCCAACACTTTAAAGTTTGGTATTCTGGTATTGAAGAATTCTTTTATATCGTAATTCTCTTTAATTGTTTTAATTAAATTGTATTTTTCATTTGCCAAACGACGATTTGACAATTTTCTTCGACTTTTGACTACCGCTTCTAATAAAGATGATGCGTGAGTCAAGTTTTTGTATTTTTTATTCAATAAGATTGAATATAATTCATATTCTTTACCTAATTCAGTATTTTTGTTAAAAAATTCTTTAAACATTTTAACTGATTTAGCTTCTTTCTTGTCATTTATCACATCTACCGTGATTTGACGAGATAAAAGTTCATAAAGAATTCCTGTATTCTTTATCTTATTATGTTTAACATAAGACATTTGAGCTCCAAAGTATTTTTGTGTTTTTTATCAATAATAAATATAAAACTTTCAAGAAATCGGTATTAATTATCCCCATTTTCCTCTTTATATTCATTATATTCTTTCTCTAATTCATCTACTTGATTAGTTTCTTGTATTATGCTTTTTGACTTTTTACCCATAGTTTTTTTCAAAGCATCGTAATGTGCTAATGCTAATGGTCTACGATTTTTTGTTTGTTTCCCTAACGGGTCACGACCTCTTGCTCCACTATCTTTGAATGGTTTGTTCATTTCTTGTGGACGACCACCTTGTTCATCTTCTGGTCTATCATCTTCTTCATCTGAAAACGGGTCAAAGATAGAACCTGCGACTGAATCATCTTCTTGTGGTTGTTGGTCTTGTTGACCACCAAATAATCCTGGTGATTGCATATCACTTGGTGTTCCAACTGATTCACCGGATTGTTGTGGGTCATTACCTTCCATTTCAATTTGTGAGTGTCTGAATTTCTGTTTTTGGTCTTCAATGATTTGATTTTCAATTTCTATCTTCTCGTCAGAAGAGAAATTAAAAACATTATCATACACCCAATTTGTTGGTAGGATTTTATCACTAATCATATCACGAGCTAATGTGACTTTCTGTCCCAACAATTCTATCTTTTCTTGTTCATACATTGTTGAAGGACTTGCTAAATCTAATTCAAAGTTTACTAAGTCGGCATCTGTGTATCCTTGTGAATACAAGTGAACAACTGCGATTTTTGTTAACTCGGATATAATAATTCTTTGTATTCTTTCAATGGTTCTTGCAAATCTTACATCTTCTGCTGCTAAGGTTGCTTTACCACCGACATTTTCATCAAATCCTAAGAATGCTTTCGGTACTCTTAGTGATGCTAATAATTTGTTTTTCAAATATTCAATGTCTTCGGTTGAATCATAATCAATACCACCCAATTCATTTATTTCAGTTCCGGAATCTCCACCACGAACTGGCATAAAGAAGTCTTCTGTTAGGTTTTGTATATTGTATTTTAAATTATACTCACCTGTGGACTCGTCTATAAATGGTGTTTTCTTCATTTTGTTGATAATTCTTTGCATATAATTGTCAACTTCTGCTGGTGGTATATTACCAATATCAATCTTGAATACTCTTTTGGAAGGTGCTCTCATAATTCTGTGAATCAACATAGCGTCTTCCATAAGTGTTAATTGTTTCCAAATCTTTCTTGTAGATTCAATCATAGACTTTCCGTAAGGTAAGAAATTACTATCGTTTGCTAAACGGAAGTGTGCGATTTGAAAGTTTTCAAATTCTATTTTTTTACCATTCTTTGCTCTTTGTCCGAATTGTTGGTTTGCTCCCTCAATTGATTCTAAGTAGAACTTAGTATAGTAAGGATTTTCTGGGTCTTCTCCCTCTGCTCTTACGACTTCATAAGGTGATAACGGAACTACATTAGTAATACCATACTTTTCATTAATATCTAAGTGTAAAAAGAAGTCTCCATACTTAACCATATTACGAACCCAAGGCCATAAATTAAATTCAACATTCATAATGTCGTAAAACAAATTATGTAGAATTTCTTTAATGTTTTCATTTTCTGATTTAATCGTAATGACTTGACCATATTCACCTTTCATTGTGGATTCATCTGAATAAATGTCCAATGCTGATGAAATGATTGGGTCTGAATCCATTGATTCATAATCTTTAAATAATGCTAATCTTGCTGCCATTATTTGATGTACGGTTGAATAACCTGTTCCAACTAAATCTAAGTTGTTGTGTAGTTTTGTATATCTATCAACTAAATGTGATTTAACTTGTTTCTGAACTTGGTCTGTATCGGCGATTTTTAATTTTTTACCGCCGACATTACGAACAATTACATTTGTACTGAATAATCGTTGTAATCTTCCAAATAATGTTGTATCTGCCATAATATCCTCACTTTACAAGAGCCAATCTAATGACTCTTTTTCTTTTCCTGTGTCCCACTCCCAACTATCGTTTTTATTATCGTTAGGTGTGTATAAACCCTCGTTGTCCATCATACGACTGAGAGTTTTCTTTGTTAGTTCTACACCTTGTGTTCGTAGTCTTAATGCAGTATCACGAACCCAAAGTCCAATAGCAAAAGACATAACCAAATCATCATTGTATCCGGTCATTGCTTCTGCTCTATTATTTATATAGACGAAAGTCAATAGTTCATCAATCAAACGATTAGAACGAACTATCACACTATCCTCTCTAAAAAATTCTTCTAACTTACTAATAATTAGTGGTCTGGTCTTAGAAGTCGTTGAAAAACCAGCAACCATATTTCTTTCTTGTCTGTTGATTTTGTTGTTCATTTGGTGTTGAACATCAACATATTGTAAGTCTTTACTTGTGTAAAATAAATTAGGATAATCCCTATCTATTACTTGTTGGATTGTTGCCCAACCAATATTGTTGTTTTCAATAATTAGTAAAGCATCATTGTATTCTGTTGCTACACTAACCAACATATTACCAAAATCTTTTGTATTGATACGACCTTTGTATTCTGCTACTTGTGTTAAGGTTTCCAACTCAATCACGTGAAAAGCAGAATAGTCTGCTGAATCTCCTCTACCGACATCAGCACACACAATATAATCTTTTGAATAATTTGGTGGTTCCCAAATCCAACAATTACTATCAATACCTCTTTTCTCTACTGGTTCTGAACAATCTCTTTTTCTAATTTGTTCTAATAAAACTGCGTCAACCACACCAGTACCGGAAGTCAAGAAGTCACAATCACACTCTTGTGCTGCCCCAGTTGGGCCAAGTAATGTGTCTTGTTCTTTTCTCCAATCTTCATTTCTATCTGGGTGTACCGTCCAATGCAATTTAATCGGATTAAACATACCACGACCCTCTTCGGCATCCACCCAAGTTTTATGAAACCAATTACCCACACCATTAGGTGTTGATAATGCAATACATTGTCCACCTGTGGTTAAAGTGGATTGTGCTGCTGTCCATATAGTGTCGATTTTGTCAATAAATGCTGCCTCGTCCAAAATCAATAATGACAATGCCTCAGAACGAGCACCTTCACCAGAAGAAGACACTGCTTTAATCTGAGAACCATTACGATATCTCAAATTTAATTTGTTGTCTTCCACACAAGGTTGTTTTAACCAACTTGGTAGATTTGAGTGCATAACACGAACTTTCGTAACCAAGTTTTTTGCTACTTCTTGTTTCGTAGCAATAACCAAGATGTTTTTATCTTGGTGAAAGGTCATCATCCATAAAGCGTATCCAGCAGTAATCGTTGATATACCCAACTGACGAGCTTTCAAAATAATATTCATACGATGTTCTTGAAACTCGTTGATAGATTTTTCCTGAAAATCATACAAGTCAAAAGGTATTTTACCTCGTATTGGGTGTTGTATCATACAATACTTTTTCATAAAATATGCAGGGTCAGTTGCACATTGAATATATTGTTGTTTGATTACTTCTTTAATTTGTTCTGCCATTAGTCTACTATTTGACCTGCTAATTTAACTGATGTAGCAGTCAACACTACTCCATATGTAAAGTATAACCATTTATTTTCATACCATTTAGGTTGAACGAGTTTTACTTTTTGTTCAAGTAGTTTGTTGGTGTCTTTTAGTAGATTTAATTGGGTAGTTTTATTCGATATCAACATAGAATCTATATATGAATTTTCTTCATAAAGTTTGACTTGTTCCTCTAAATCCATTACCAACGAAACATTTAAACTATCTTTTAATTCAAGTTCTTTAATTGTGTTGGTGAATCCTAATACTTCTTCTTCTGTAAAAGTATAAGTTTTAGGTTCTTCAATGATTATAGGGTCATCTCCGACTATGTCTTGTGAGAATAAAGCTCCCATTAATAGTATGTAAATAAAATATCTCATATATATAAATATATAGTTTATTTACTAAACTTCTTTAAAAATTTCACTGCTTCATCGGCATCGTCTGTTTTTACTGCTTCTGATGCTTTTTCTAATTGTTTTTTAGTAGTAGTGACTTTTCTTTTTAATTTAGCTACTTCTTTTTTATTTACTTTTTTCTTTGACTCAAGAACTTCAACTTCTTTTTCAAGTTCTTTAACTTCTTGGTCTTTTTGTTTAATTGCTTTGTCCAATTCTTTGACTTCTTGTTTTTTATTTCCACCAAAGAATAGGTTTAGTATCATTTGAATAAAGTTCATTACTCAGTTTCTCCTTGTAGTTGTTTTTCTGCTTTTTCTACGAGTTCTCTTTTTTCTCGTATGAAATCTCTTGCTTCTGATATAGTTTTCTCAAATTCTTTTTCACCCATTTCCCACTTTTCAGCTTCTAATTCTGGGGTGTTGACACCTACTTGATTAAACCACTCTTGCTTTCCGTCTGTTTTTTCAAAGTCATCAATACTTTGTTCTAAATCTTTTAAATATGCTTTTTGATTTTCCAATACCTTGGTTTTTGCATAATTTTGATAAGTACCTTCAAGTCTAAGTTTATTTTCTAATTCTATTTGACAATCAAAACAATGTCCTTGTGTTCTCCAAAACTTATTATCAAGTTTTTTCTTCATTGCTTTATCACACTTAGGACAAAACCAAGGCATTCTTACTGATGCCATTATATCTGTTAATTCTGATTTTCTGGTTTTACCACCAAGGTTTTCTTTCTTACCTTCGTATCCTACTTGTGTGTAATCTTTTTCATAGGTTTTACCAGACATCAAATCTGATAATGCTTTATTTTGTCTTTTGGTTTCTTTTGAATAACCTGCCATTTTTTCTCCTAAAATCTTAAACTACCGAGTATTTGATTGATTGGAGCAAAAACCCCCGTGAACTTGTATAAATTACCTTTATACTTAAACACTAATCCCTCACTCGGAACAATTGCTGATGTTCCCCCGATAGCGTCAAATTTTTCTAATTGTACTCTTAATTTATCTAATGTTTCTACATTCTCACCTTTTTGTAATTGAACCAAAGCAGTCAACATATCTTGTCTGATTTTTGATACTGCTTGTTTAGGTGATACTGCTAAAAATCCTGTTGCGTTTTTCAATATTTCTGCACCGACTTGGAAGAACAATACTTCAAATGGTTTAATATTGTCTTTAAACATTTTTAAATGATTTAATTTATCGGTATCTAATATCCAATTTAAAAATTCTGGTCTGTCTTTAAAGTCTTTTCTCATTTGTGGAATTTTGTAAGACTTATCAAAGTATGCCCAACGATTTGTTAAGTTTACTAATTCATTTGGTTTTAACGAAACTTTAAATTGTTTTGCTGCATTAAAAATATATTCTTTCCAAAATGATTCGTGATACTGGCCTAATCTATCTGTATCTTTTAATCCATATTGTGATTGTAATTTTTTTAATTTATTTAAATATAAGTTTTTCTTTTTACCAAAGTCTTGAACTTTATCTAATTTTAAAAAGTTTGGTTTACCAATCTTAAATGTTTTTTGTATATTTTGATTTACTTGTCTAATCATACCTTCTAACATACGAGCAGATTCTTTTGAGTATCCTATTTGTCTACCGGTTTTATCATATTCTAATGTTCCGTGAAATACTATTTCTGCTATGTCGTAATCAATTACATTTGCTGTTTGTGGATATATAACCTCTAAATTCATCCATTTGGTTCCATTACCAAATATTTTTGTTTTTTGTGCATTGGATAAACTACCAATTGCTTTTTCTAAATCTCTCATCGCACCAACGAATGCTTTTTTAATATCACCTCTACCACTAAACATATTAGCGATACCTGCTGTTGTTGGTGCAGTTTTACCGCCATTTTTCAAATGACCTTTGTTTCGGGCTGCTTTTAACTTTCCGTCTACCCAACTCACCATCAAGTTTTGTCCATCAAGTTTTTCAGAAACTCTATCTTCACGATTTAACTTTCCTTCTAACCCATTAATAATTATGTTCTTCAAATCTGAAAACGTCAAATTATTATCATCAAATGGATGATTCATATGTCCATACGCTCCACCCTCTATTAATAATTCAACATCTTTCATAAATCCTTCTTGAACTTTCTTAATATGGTCAACACCCTTGAATACATCTGATTTTTTCAGTATTGGTGATTCTTTCATCTTGGTAAATGACTCTTCACCGAAGTATTTAATTATTTCAAATCCAAGACCACCTAATGTTTTTCTCATTCGTTCTTTATATCGTGGAAATGGATTATCTACTGATTCTGTATTTTTTCTATTTTGATTGATTGTTCTTCCGTGTGTTACGGTTTTGGTACGGTCTTTTTCATACTCATCTGCCATAATGGTAAACATCATATCTTCTGAATCTCTTACTGGGAAATCAATTAATTCATATCCAATAACTTCTGCGTGTTCTGGTGATATTCTGTAATAATCTGATAAACTACCGAAGAAATCATACATACCCTCGTCTGACATTATTGCTGCATTAAATGTGTTTCCAAAAGCACTTGCTTCTTTCATAAGTTTTTTTACTTGTGGTTGTTGATAAAATTCAAACAACTTTTTAAATCTGGAAGTCATCATTTCATATGTAGACTTATCAAAGTATCCAAATGTTTTTTTGAATATTTGTTCTCTTTTTTTATCATCTATTTTAGGACTACCTAATAGATTACGAATTTCTGTTCCGCTTGATATACCACTAACTTTAACAAATGGTGCTTCATAAATGTATCCGTGTTCTTCAAATCCTTTTAAATCATTGATACTTTTCTTGAAGTCTTGGTAATAAGTTTTACCACCTGATTTCTTGGTTCCACCTTTTAATCTACCAGCATCTTTTGCACCAAACACATAAACTACTGCTGTGGTGTCTTTGTTGAATTTCTTCAATAAGTTATTTGCCACATAAGGAACTTTTTCTTTCACGATACGATTCTTTGGTATTCCCATTTTAACCATATGTTTAACTTTTTCATTAAAGTTCATTGGGTGTCTTGGTGGTCTTTGTATATCTGATGTTGTGATGTATACTTCTCCAAACTTACTTTTTAATGCTTCAAATACTTTTTTGTGGTGTGGTCCAAAAGGTTGAAAACGACCTGGATATATTGCGATTACTTTTTTAATTTCTTTTTGTTCGTTTACTTTTTTACTCGTATCGGTTTTCATAAATGGGCCACGAGAAATAGTTCTAAATTTAACTTTTAAATCTTGTCCAAATAATTTTTTTGGATTTAATATTCTTAAAGTAACGAGTTCTGTTTTATTATCTATTTTTCTCGCTTCAAAATCTATTTCTTTATATTTTTTACCTTTGTAAGTAAGATTAAATCCTGTAATATTTTTGTGTAGTTTTCCACGAACTACTGCTTGTTTTGCTCTTTCATCAATTTTCTTATATCCTGATAATTTATCGGTTTTGTTTTTCTTGACTGCTTTACGACTTGGTGAAGGAATGTCTCCTGCTCCCAATCCAAAGAAACTTTCTGTTTTGTGATGTGGATATTCATCATCAATACCTTTTCTATCTGAATCTGGTTCTGCTGATGGTTTGTTTGTAGTTTTACTCGGTAATAATGTTTTGTCGTTTTTGACTTTTCTAAATTTTAACGCAGGACGACCATTGATAAGTAAATCTCCTTTTTCATTAAATTCAATTGACTTAACTTTTACTCGTTTGTTTTTAAACCTACCCATTAAAATGTCATCACCGACTTTAATGTCTAAATCTGGTGCTTCATTTAATAAAGGTTTAACTAACCATTCTGTTAGTTTAGATTTCATATTACTCCTACCAAGTTCTACACGCCCAATATCTTGCTTTGTGACGTGGGCCTGGATTATCACAATTGTGTCTTGCTCTAAAAGATTTCCTTGCTTCTGGATTAGATTTTCTGATTCTCATTGTTCCACCTTTAGCATCTCCACCTTGTCCAAAGTTTACCTTGACTACATTTCCTTTTGGATTCTTTACATAAACTTTAAACTTTTTAGCATCACCTTGCATAATTTTACCAAGTTTAACTTTACGACCTTGATATTCTGCTTCATTGATGTCTTCTGGTAGTCTTAAATACTCAAAAGTGTATCCATAACCTTTTCCGTTTTCTTCATAAAATAATTCTGTGGTTTCTTTTACACAATTAGGAACTTTCTTTCCATTTTTGTCTTTCATACCGACTTGTTGATATCCTACCCAACAACTTCCTCTGGCTTCTTTCATAGTTCTATCCTTTTTTCCAACTACCACCGGCTGCTTTATATTGTTTTGATGCCCAAGCATTTGCATAAGCACTTGGATATACATCAAACTTTTTCTTTGCCTGTGATTTATAATAAGACCACTTTGATGGGTTTGTTGGTGTGTTTTCTTCAAAAAACATATTTAATTTTCTTTCTGTCATTACTTCTTTAATGGTTTCTTTTACTAATGATTTTAAGTTCATTATTGTCTCCCTCTTTTTTCGTCCTACACAATGTGCTTTTTGACTAAATCCTTTTGGATTATTGCAATCAATACTTTTTTTATATTTGTCTGACCAACCTTCTTCCACTTCTGGATTATAGTATTGGTGTTCTCCGTCTTTTTGGTTTGCCGGAACTGGTGCTACATTTCTAATGTAATTCGGTTTATTTAACATTATGCACCTGTTTTACTCATTACTGGTGCTTTACCTTTACTTCTTTGTTTTCCTTTTTTGGTATCACCAGCTTTCTTTTGGTCTCTTCGTTTTCTACGAACAAATGCTGCTCTTCCGTCTGGTCCGAGTTTACGAGCTTTCTCGGCACTTAAACAAGCGGCATAAGCACCACCTTCTTTTCCGTCTCCACATTTACCTAACTTTTGTCCGTCAGAACCATATCTGTCCCAACCACCTTTGGTTGTTCCTCCGGCACCACCTTTACCGAACCACTTTCTCAAGTCTTCATTAGTGATTGAACCACAATGAATACAACGACTATCGTCAATCAATTCTGTGATGACTTCTCTAATGATTTGTGATATTTGTTCACTCATTATTTTAATAATTTAATTACTGTTCCTGCACCATTAACAACTTTCTTTAATGCTATGTGGTAAACTTGGCCTGTTACTAATCCGGCTGTCAAGTCTCCACCTTCTAATAATGAAGCAGTATAATTAGTTCCTGATTCAATCAAGAATGCTGTATTTCTAAATGAACCTGTTGGTTCATAAGTTGTTAATGCTGCTACTTCATATGCTGCTGTAAATGAATTAGGTCTATCTATTGCTTTTGTTCTATTTACAAAACTACCTTGTGTTGGTGTTGACATTTATTTTCTCCTAAATTGATATTGCTCGTTTATACCACCCGAACAAAAATCTTTCTTGTTCTGGTTTTGCATTTACTAAATCATAGTAATGCTTTAATCTATAACAACGAACTCTATCGTTTGAAGGTTTGTAGGTTTCAATTGCATTCATAGTGCCTGGCCCCATACCTCCGTCAATTGCGATGTCTGCTCCTTTAGCGACACAAGCTCGTTGTAAAATCTTTACTGCGGTTCCTCTACCTTGATTTACACACATATCAAAGAATATATGTCTAAGGTGTTCTGGTAGTTCTTCCACTCTATTTCTATCCCAATAATCTCTTTTATAAATTTCCTTTGCTTCGTCTTCTGTAAGATTTTTTATATCTACATCTGGATAAAATCTTTTTGCGATACCAAAGTTTGTTTCACCACCTAAATCTTTTGGGTCGTGAACATAACCACCTTCGTGGTGTAGAGTTATTCCTATAATTTCATCAAATGATATTAACATTATTTTGTCCTTCCTTTTGATTTATCTAATATTTTTTGTTTTCTAATCCAAGACTGAGCTTTTTTACTTGTGATTGGTGCTTTTATAAATTTACTCAATCCTTGTTTAACCAACATCTTAAATCTTTTTTTTGCTTCTGCTTCTGTTTTGTATTGATTGTTATCAACAATCATAAAATTACCAGAACCAAATAGTCCTTGAAATGCACCAATATTTCTATTTACTTCTTTGTGAGAATCTGATACGATTTTTTCTGGTAAAACTCTATCTCTTTTTTCATTTCTATCAAGTGCTACTTCTAAAGTAGTGTTGACAAATATCATATAACAATCATATCCGATATCTTCTAATTCTGCCTTTTCTCTTGCAATTTTTTGATAATCATCACCGGTTCCGTCAATAATCATTCCGAGTCTTCCGTTCTGATATAATCTTCTTCTTTCTGCTGTTAAGTCTTTTGCGAAAGTTCTTAACCCACTATATTTAGGGTCTGATGGATTGGTTAGATTTGAAAACACTTCATCTGGTAATGCGTCTAAATTTGTTCCAAATCCGTATTTGTTTAGAAGAAATTTAAGTTCTTTGTCTGAATTGACCATTTTTAAACCACTTTGAGATACATTTACCTTTTCTGGTATTCCAAACAATCCTTTTGCTATGTAGGTTTTACCCGAACCCGGCCCACCTGCTAAGAACACTGCTTTGAAAATACCTGGGTCTCTGTATCCTTCGTGTAGTAATTCTGATAATTTAATCATTTTAGTCCTAAAAATTTATATTTGTATACAACTATAAATATAAGATTTAGAAGTTTTATTTATATATGAACGGGTCTCGTTTGCGAAGTTCTTTGAGTTTTTTTGCTAATTTTCTTTTATTTTTAAAATTAACAAACCATTGTTTTATTTTCTTAAACATTATAGTTCTCCTTAATGTATTTATGTAATTCATTACCCCACTCTATGTGAGAAAAATCTGTTGGGTGTGCTGCTTGGTAGTGTTTTCCGTTTACATGCCACATAGTATTAAATTTATTATCTATATAATTTCTAAAGTGTGCCGTTAAATCATTGTTGTAAATTTTGTCAAAATCAATATATTGATACAATGGTAAAGACTTAAAATCATCTTCCATTAGAGTATCAAACGCATTAAATATTAAATAATCATAACCTTTCATAGATAAATAGTTCTGAATATTGATTAAATTTACTAAATTCTTTTGAACCAATACTGGATTAATATTATCACTTTCAATTCTCAATTCTTCATATGAATAGTTTAATTCTAAATTACTATATCGATTTATACTGGTCAAACCAATCACAACAAATATATCTGTTTTACCTAATGATTCTAAATACTCAATAGAATTAATTGTAGTTCTAATGATTTTATCATTACTTGCACCCAACCTACCACAATTCCAAGTTTCTACTCCAAGTTTTTTTCCTAATACTTTTGGCCATATATCACTATCGTAAAACTTATATAATACCCTATCTGGATGAAAGTTACAATGTTCTCCAAAGTCAGGTATAATATTATACCAATCTAAATTTGGTTTTGCGTTCCAATTTGGTGTTTGTGCTGGTGAATCACCTTGTGTCCAACTATCTCCATTACAAAGTAATATCATTTAAATCTACCTCTATAATATTTGTGATTAAATTTTTGTTTATCGTTAAATGTATTTAATATTCTGAATTGTTGTTCACGAGAATATTTTCTAAACTGATTTAATTCTCGTAATTCTTGTGGATTAATAGAAACTTGTCCGTCTCTTGTTTTTTCTTTGTTTAAAATGGTAAAGTGTTTTTCCAACATATCAATACCTTGTAGTATTGCTTGTTTACTAATTAATAAATTATTTGAGTGGTCACTAAGTCCAATGTTATCGTGTAAAGTTTTTAAAAGTTCTATTGATGATAAATTTACTTTTTCAAATGGTGTTGGATACAAACAAACACAATGTAATATTGTAAAATCAACTCCTTGTAAATTATCAATACATTGTTTGATTTCGTCTAAAGTTAAACTTGATGTTGAGAATACCAAGTGTTTAAAATTAAACTTATCTAATTTTAGTCCATAGTCAAATGCTTCCATAGAATATCCACTAAGTTTTAAATAATCGTATCCTAATGAATTATAATAATCATAATCAGTAGTGGAAAAGATTGTGGTCATTGGTATTATGTCTTGTCCGCAAAAGTCTATAAATTTCTTTTCATCATCATAACTTAATTCTAATTCTTTAAATCTATCGTATTCAGATTGATAGGTTCTGAATGATTCATATTCACTTCTGTTGGTTAATGAATCTGCTTTAATGGATTGTATTTTACAAATGTCCGCACCACTAAGTTTAGATTGTTCTACCATATCTTTTACGATGTTGATATCTCCATTATGGTTTTGACATAGTTCAGTTATTATTTTCATAATTTTCTATCTCCTATATCTGTGGTATAACCTAAATGTTTGTAAAAGTTCCTTGTTCCAGTCCTTCCGTCAATAAAATAAGGAATTTCTTGTCCTATGTAGTCAACAATGTCTTTCAAATTATATGTTGTGTGTGGATATGGTGTAAACTTTCTTAAATCAGGCCCGTCTAATATTACAAAATCAACTCCTTGAACATCTTCTATCGGGTGAATATATCTAACACCAATATCTACCTGCTCAATATTGACAAGTTTTATATTGTTATGTTTATTCCAACCACTTTCTATGTGTTGGTTATACCAATATTCATCACTTTCATAAGCGATTACCTTACCACCATAGTCCAAATAATTAACAAGTTCTGTTATCATAAGTGTGCTTTGTCCACCACCATATTCCACGATAACTTTTGGTTGGTGTTCTACAATGTAGTTAAGTGCACTAAGATATTTACCTCCACTAACAAACATTTTTTCTATCCATTTATATTCTGTTGTTTCTAAAAAGTTATTTAGTGTTTTCATATTTCTCCAATACCCTTTTGTATGTTTTTTCTTGTGCTTCTATTGATGTTCCCGCAATGTGTGGTGTAGTGATTACATAATCCACTCCATAAAATACTGACTTTTGTTCATTGTATTCTGTTTGCAATACATCAGTAGCATATCCTTTGATTCTACCGACTGATAGTAAGTGTTTTATATCTTGTTCATTTACAATCTCACCTCTTGCTGTGTTGATTAAGTAAATGTTCTTTTTAAAATGACTTAGGAATTCGTTGTCAATCATATATTCTGTTGTAGGATTGTAATCCATATGAAGTGAAACTACATCACTTTCATTGTATAATTTATCAAGACTATCACCTTTATCTACTGATATGATTTTTTTAAACAATGGTCTACATAATTGTTCTACCATTTTGCCAAGTCTTCCATATCCAATGATACCTAATGTTTTGTCGTGTAGTTCGTGTTTTCCTCTAACTATTGATAATATTAGATATAAAGTGTGTTCTGCTGTTGACCAAACATCATTTAAAACCTTATCGTTCTTTACCGATACAATTGGAACCGAATCAACATTGATGTGATTGAGTCCTGTTGACGGTGACAATATAGATTTTACATTTGAGTCTTTGATTAAGTCTTCATCAATAACAAATGTTTGATGATTGGGTGCACAAAATAATATATCAAAATTTGGTAATTGTATTTTAACATCTTGATATGTTGGTTCTATTAATTCCAACACTTCATAGTTTTGTAAAGCATAACTATAAAATTCTGCTAAATGTTTTACTGGTGTTATAAATAATATTCTATCTTTCATCTGTATTTACCCCACATTTTAAAAATTCTTCGTGTATTACCCATTTTATGTTGGAATTAATATCACGACAATTCACTACTGATATTTTTCCGTCTTTTGTTTCTGCTAATTTTACATCTCTTCGCGTAAAACATAAAAACTCAAAAATCTCTCTATTGGTTTTTTCTACCATATCTTTGTCAATCCAAATAGCAAATCCTTTATTACCATTTAGTTCTGATATGTTGTTTGGTTTTTTATCTACCACCACAACATCAAAATCAAATTTGTCCACTTTATCAAAAACAAAGTCTTTATTTAACTTTTTATAATTAAGTAAAAAGTTTTTTGCACTTTTTATTAGACCATTTCTTACATTTAAAAAGTATTTTTTTAAATCTTTATTTGAATTTGTGTAAATAGTTAGGTTTTTTTCAAATATTATATTTGCTAATTCTTTACCAGACTCATTAACTCTGGACATATATTGTAAAGTATCTAAATAATTCACACCTCTAATTGTAATATCATTTACTTTTGAATTATCTAATAGTTTCCACAACTTTAAAATACTACAATCTGTAATTAAGTGTCTTTTGGAACCCATAAAAGTGTCTTCATTATCACTTTCTAAAACTTTAATATGAACAAAGTCATATCTACGATTTTCAGGTTTTACATTTTCAACCGGTTTCCAATAAGAAAATGCTTCTTCAATTGTTTTTATTTCTTTTAATTGGGTCTTGAACATTCCGTCATAGTAATATTTTTTATTAACATAAATAAAACACTTATTTAAATTTTTTTGTAAAAATGTAGAAGAATAAAATCTGGTGTTTCCAGGATGCGTAACAATAGAAGTTTTTTTATAAACACTTGTAGGATTATCAAAATCAATAACTATATCATTTGAGTTATTTTTAAAACTTGTATGGGTTGGGTTGTTAAATCCATTTGAAATTAGTTCTTGACTTATGTATCTTTTATTTTTAAAATTATAAGAATAGTCAGCATATTCATCAAAGTGTTCTGGAAAATTATTTTCAATATCCATTCTGTTAAAAAAACCTTGTTTGGAAAATAAATAGTCCAATCTAACTTCCAAGTTAGTTGAGTTAAATCTTTTTGAATTTTCTAAATTATAAAATTGCCAAGGTAAATTATCACAAAAAAACAACTTGTGATTTTTAAAAAAGTAGTCTACATATTCTTTATTACCTGGTATATTAGACAACATTTAACAAGTCCTTAAAAAATTGTTGTTCTGAAAGTCCTGGTTGAATTGTCATACGACACCAATTATCTCGTTCTCCGTATGGGTGTATTTTACAATACTTAACTAATACTTTGTGTTTATCGAGAATTTGTTTTGTTTTTAGATTATCATCGTAAGTATTGAAATGTATCCAATTTGCCTCACTATTTAATATACTAAAATTTTTCATCAATGTCAAGACTTTTTTTCGTTCTTCAATAACTTCTTGTGTATAGATATCAACTAAATGAAAGTTATCGATTAAAAACTCACAATACTTCATAGATACACCTGATATCTCATACATTTGTCTAAACTTGGAAATATTTTCTATGTAGTGTGGATTAGAAAAAGTCATACCGACTCTACAACCTGCTGCACCAAATGCTTTGGAAAATGTTCTTGTTACGATTAGATTTGGATACTCATCAATATACTTGATAAAACTATCATAATATAAATCTTCTGTATCTAAAAACTCTATATACGCTTCATCAATCAATACCGGAATACCTGTATCTAATAAAGGTTTAATTTCGTCTATGGTTTTGTAATCTCCGATTGGACTATTTGGGTTTGCCAATATAATCAAATCAGTTTCATCATCAACGAACTTTAACATATGTTCTACTGATAATTGTCTTGTATCTTTGTCGTAGTGTATTCCTCTATATGGACACTTATATAATGATGCGTAAACTCCATACATAGGAAAGGACGGTTCTGATGTAACGATATTGCCACAAGTTGTGAAGGTTTCAAATATAGACTTGATACCGACATCAGAACCATCACTTAAAAATAAGTTTTCTGGTTTTACATTATAAAAATCACATATTTTTTCTTTAAAGTTTTTTGTATTGGGATAATATGCAAAATCCTCTTGTTTTAAACTTCTTAAAAATTTTGTATAATAAGAGTGTGGAATTGGTTGTGAGCGTTCTGATTGATTTAAAATAAAATCATATTCAGATTTATCCGTGTAGTCAAATATTCTTTTTACTTTATGTAAATGTGGTTTCATTTTTTATCTCTTTATAAATTGATTTTGCTAAATTTCTATTCCCTGTTTCAGATAAATGATTATCATCTAAAAGATTTTCTTGAGATAGTCTTACTAAGTTTGGGTTATCACTCAGTTTTAGTAAATTAAGACTACTTATTAATTCATCTAATTCTATATTTTTATTCAATTCTAATGACCAATTTAAATTATTGTGAAGTGTATCCACTACTTCTTTAGAATAATGTTTAATATCTTTTAATCTAATTGGTGTGAATAAATCGAAAAAGTATATTTTTGCACCTAAACTTTGCAAATAATTTTGTAAAAAGTATAACTCATTTATAAATTTATATTGATAGTAGTTTGTATCGTAGTAGTTTTCAAAAAAGTCTTGTCTTTGATTTTTATGTAAATATTTTATACTCTCTGTTAAAACAAATTTGTCATTATAAGAATTTAATATTTCAACTCTATCTAATGATGGAATTTGAAATATAATTAAGTGATTGGATAAATCAACTTTTTTATATGAGTAATTTTTAAGAGCCCTAATACATTGTTCGACTCCCCTACCACCAAATCCAAAGTTTATTTTTTCATCAACATTTAGTAAATTACCCAAGCATCCTATCCAAGAAAAGTTTTCAGTAATCCATTCTGGTGAAACTTCTTCTCTATTATATAAATCTTTTAATTGTTGGGATAACAGTTTTCCGTTTTTTTCTATCGCACAACCTTGTGTATGTGAACACCCCACTCCTATTAATGTTTTTTTCATTTTTTCTCCAAAAATACTTGACATTGTTCCGAAGAATCACTATATTCATATGTAAGAATATTAAATCTTAATTCCAGTTTATCTTTCCACCAAGTATGCGGTTTAACAATTAAGTGTGCGTTTTTACCATTTGGTAATCTTCTAACTGCTTCTCTACAAGATATAGTGAAAAATCCTTTATCCAAAACTACTCTTTGTAAATCATCTAAAACATTTTCAATATATTCGGGTTCAATGTGTTCTAAAACATCTATACACACTACAAACTTTTCTGGTTCTGGTGATTGACTTTTTTCTTCTATACCTGGTTCATACTCAATAACTTCATAATCACTTGGTAAACTATCTTTTAATCCACCCCAACCCGAACCATAGTCTAATAGTCTTTTTATATTATATTCATCTAACAATTTTTTTATACTTGAAGATTGACTTTTTGCTACACGACCCCATTTATCAGTTTGATGAACTTGTTGTAGTATTTTTTTATATTCTTCTGATATTAATTTCATTCTGTATTATCCCATTCAGTATAGAATCGTTTATCTATTGTATTCCAATCTCCAAACATATACTCAATTCCTTCTTCTTGATAAATTTTTCTCAATATAGATGGTGTGGGCCAACCTTTTTTCATAAACGGATTTGATTTTTCTTTTATAAGTTTTGGTATAGCACCCATTTTTATAACCATAAGATTTTTATTAAACAAGTGTTCGGCTGGTGCATAGTGATTAGTTTTTTCTATTAGTTCATTACTTTTATAACTATCATACATTTCTGAAAACTTATCCATTGACTTTTCAGTCCCAAAATGAAAATAATCTCTTTCTAAAATTAATCTACTTTGGTTAGAAAAACTTTTTAAAGCTGGGGCATTAAAAAAAGCATTATCAGTAAAGTGGTGAGGTTTATTTCTAACCAATCTAACACAATCTCTGATTGTTGTATATGGAATGACTACATCATTTCGTGTTGTTATGACACCATCAAATTTTTCTCCCGATTCATTTCTAAGTTTATGGACGTGTTTTATTGCATAAGCCATATATGGTAAACTTGATGGTTTACTATTTCTATGATAAACCTTAGTATCGTCTAATTTAGTCCAATAGTTTACAAATTTATATTTAGTAAAGTCTATATCTTTAATTATACCTTCAGCAGTTCTGGTTTTATCATACCAAGCATCATCTCTTTTCCAAGTAGCAATGTAAAAAACAAACTCTACATCATCAAATAAGTTATTCCAATGTTGATATAATGGGTAGGTTTCTTCCCAAAACCTAATTAAACCTGATATACAAACTGCTATTCTTTTCATTATACTCCTAAATACTTTAACATTGGTGATAATTCTTTATAAGAACAATTATTACAATGTGAAGTTGGATTGTTTGTATTACAACCCCTTTTAACATTTTGGTAGTCTGTCATTTGTCTGATTTCATCGATTGAGTTAACGAATAAATTTCCAAATGGTTTAGCTCCTGTGTTCAAGCAACACATTTTTACATTACCCTCTACGGTAGTGTATAATGCATTGTTTACCCAAAAACAATCGTTGTAATCCCACTTGGATTTGCCCATAATTTTACCACTCCAATTTTCTTTTAAATAATCTAATTGGTGTTGAGTATAACCTGATGTTGCTATGTCGTCTTTAATGCTTTTACCTTCATCCCAAATTTGTGCGATGTTTAATCTCAATTGACCCAAATCATAATTTACTCTAAGTTCATCTATCTTTATGATGTCATCTACATTATATGCATTTACTACATAATTAACAACAATATCACAACCTTGTCTATCAACTTCTCTCGAATTATCTAAAAACTTTATCAACTTACTCCATTTTGCAGGTGCTCTATCTCGTTCGTAATTCTCTTCATATCCGTCAATTGAAAAATACAACATATCAATATATTGTAATGAATTCTCAAATACTTTACGAAGTTTTTTACCTGGTGTGATATCATATTGACAATTCGTTGCCACTACTACTTTACAATCTGGAAACACTTCTTTAAACATACGACACACTTCATCAAATTGTGGGTGTAGAAATGGTTCACCCATACCCATAAGTTTTGCCTCTTGGATTGGGTGGTGTTTTATTCCGTCTAATAACTTACCCCAATTTTCTAATGACATATGTTTGAGTGGACCGATTACATCAGTTCTATTACAAAAACTACAATCTAAGTTGCAATAATTGGTTGTTTCTAAATATGCGTATGTTATTGGTTTAGCCATAAGTTTTAATTAAATCCTTTCCAAGTTTTATATGGTCTTGTTTACTTGGATGACCGTCTAAGTAACGATATGTATTTATATATTCCCTCCAATTGTTGTATCCACCTGGTTTATACCAATTTAACCTTTTATCAAGGTTATTTGATAAGGGAAGTGCATAAAAATAAATAATATTAGAATTTAAACTTTTTATGTAAGTTTGTAGTAAATCTGCTTTCATAAATAGTTTTTCTTCTTCTATATCATCATTGTAAAAATAACCATATTCGGTATCATTCCAAGTTTTTATCATTTTTTTGTCAACATCTTTATAAAAGTGATTTAGTTCAAAGTCTCCTAAATTACTATAACCAATCCATTCTTTTTTATAATCAAAGTATAAATCTTTTCTATGCAAATAAGTAAACCCAACTAAGAATAAAGTATGTTTTACTTTGTTAGGATTTTCTTGTATCCATTGATAAATTTTTCTAAATGCTCTATCATTGGAACCACCACCTTTTGCTAAATTTATATCTTGTGCTTCGAGTCCATCAGCTAAAATTTTAGAAAATCTATATTTTCTAATATCACTTGGGTCTTCTGACATATTTTGTCCTGCAGAAAAGCTACAACCACTTGTAACTACATACTTAATCTTGTCCACTCAAATATTCCTGTAAGTCTTCTGGTGTTCCTAATGAATAACATTTATCCACCATAAACACTCCTACTCGTTTTCCGTCACGAACTGCCCAATTATAAACTGGTGCTACATAGAACTCTCCGTTGGTTCTACTATTATCGTGAATCATTTGTTCTGCATACTTTACAAAATCACTACCTTTTTTCCAATAATAATATCCTGCTGTTGCATACTTTGATATTTGTTTCTTTTCTGCTACCTCTTGGACATATCCATTATCGAGTGTTCTGGCATAACTCCAAGCATTTCCTTCTCCGTAAAAACAAGGAATTACTCCGTCAAATTGTTCACACATTTCAAACAATCTTTCTATATCCCAATCTACTAATTGGTCTGAGTTCATAGTCATCAATGGTGTATCATCATTGATTAAATCTTTTGCTTGTAATATGGTTTGTGCAGCTCCTTCTGTGACATCATCTAATATTACGACATCATAAGAATTATGACCGATAACTTTTTCAAATTCTGTAAAATCGTATTTGTCAAAGTCTTCCTGTAAACAAATCAATATAAACATATATTCTTTGTCAAACTCCATACCTAAGTTTTTTATCACTCTGTGTATCATTGGCTTTCCATTTACATCAATAAATGGTTTTTTGTCCGTATATCCTTGCTCTTCAAATCGTGAACCACGACCTGCCATTGGTATCAATATATTACACTTTTGTTTCATTGAAAAAGTCTCCTGCGTTTATTCCTCTATCATCTATGAAGTAATCTCCGTTGTGTCCTTTGAAACACAACTCGTGATATTTTACTCCCCATTCTTTTAATTGTTGTTCTGTAATTGGACGATAATGTTTTTCTCCTCTACCACTCTTTAATCCACGAGCAGTATAGAAAACTATTGTGTGTCCTTCGTCGTATAGTTTGTTTATTTTTGCGATTCTATCCAAATAAGGTTCTCGACCGATTACCTTACCTTCTTCTTTACATATAGTTCCGTCTATATCTATGACATACTTCATACCTTCACTTCTCCTATTTTTTTGTCATCTAAAAACAATTCGTATTGTTTTTTGTCTAAGTCTATGTTCATTATTAAATGAGTATTGTTTTTAAAAATTTGTTTTCCAGACTCTAAGGTAAATTGTTTTTGTCCTCTTGGTATTTGTAAAAACATTGGATAGTCATTACCACTCATTCCACACATAAATAATCTATGTGTTCCTGCAACTAAAAAGGCCCATAAGTGAAATGATGTATTTGGAAACAATAACCCATTTTGTAAAACACTTCTAAAACCCAAGATTGGAAAGTCGTGATTCCAATTTGGATACTTTTTATCAAACTCATCTATTTTTGTTTCTATTTCATTTAAATCATTCCAATCGTTTATTTGGCTGATAAACTTTCTTGGAATTTCCATATCCCAACCATTATTTGTTTTTTCCATATAATCAACTATAATTTGATTAGGAATACTTATATATAAATAGTTAGGTTCAATACTATTATTCAAAATTCTTTTATAGTGGTGATGATACAAATCTAAATGTTCAAATGGCGATTTTACTGCTAAATCTCTAACTTGATAATTTGATGTAGAACCTATTAATTTGCTTGTATATTTTTTTCTAAATAGTGGTTGACCTTCTGGCCAAAAACATACTTGGTGTTCAGAATTATCTTTGTTAAATTTATCATATAAATCTTTCATTTCCGGTATGTCTTTATATTTCTCTTCGTATTTTATTAATGAACCTACTTTATATTCTTCAAATTCTTTTAAAGTAGCATCAACCCGATATAATAATTCGTGTAAAGAAATCATATCAAATTCTTTTAAATCTGAAAAGTGTGGTTTCCAATATTTCACTTCCATAATGACTCCACCAATTTAAAATCTGTTTCCGTATCAACATCTATTAACTCTTGTTCTGACCAATCCACAATAAATGGTTTTGGATTTTCTTTTTCATTTGGAAACAATTCCCAGTTATCTAACATATATTGTTTTTTATAAAATACCAATGAATGTGTTGCCGAGTAAACCCAAGGTCCTGATGTTGTTGACAACCTGTCATTTTGTTTAAAGTTTATAGGAGTTTCATCTTTGTCCCAAAAAAAGTTTCTTTCTTTTTTTACCGTAATCATACTGTCGAGTGTTGAGTATTTAAACATTGTAATGATTTGTTGTAATTTATCAACTTTTAAAAATGGTTGACACGGATTTAAATTTACTATGTAATCTGATTTAACATTTTCTAAATGTTTATACATAATGTTATGTGGTGCGTTTCCAGGTGCAACCGAATCATATTTTCTACGTAAGATTTTCACACCATCAATTACTTTGTCTTTTAATTCTTGGTCATATACTGCTAAATACTTTTCATCTAACTCTAATTTACTTAATTTTTCCAAAGCAATATCAATCAAAGTAGTATCTCCTAATGGTCGTAAATGTTTATTAGGACACCTTGTGCTTGTTTTTCTTGCGTGTATAATTCCGGCTATTTTTTTCATAAAACCTCTTTGTAAAATTTTAAATATTTTTCTCTTAAATTTACTTTCATTATTATTGTTTTGTCAAAGTGTTTTTCAAACTTAACTTCCCACTCTCCCTTTGGTATTTTTCCATTTAACATAGGACATTGTAAAAATATAGGAACATCACTTTTTGTATGTGCTAAAAAAAATGACCTATGACTTCCTCTAAGAAAGGCATATTTTGATGAATTATAACATATTGGATATATAATTCCATTCTGTTTTAAAGTAATATACTGAGAAACTTCTAAATCTTTGCTCCAATCTTTTGTTTGATAACTTCTAAACATTGTGTTCATATAACTTGTTTCCGGATACTTTTTGTCATATTCTTGTATTAGTGTGTCAACTTTCTCTTTGGAAAGGTCTGTCTTATCTATGTCGTTTAAAAACTCTCGATATGGTTCAATGTTGTCATTAGAAAAAACTGACACCTGATGATTGTTAAATAATTCAAATGGAATTTCTAAATAAACAAAGTGTGTCCAAGTTTTTCCCAACCCCTTCATATCCATAGAAACCACATCTGCTTTTGCTTGTGTAAGTTTATTTCCGTGTGGGTCGATGTTATAATATCTTGGTGAATAACCTCCCCAAAATCCTTTATTGTCTACTTTTTCTATGTCTGAATTGATTGGTCGTTCATTATCACCACCAAGTTTCTCAAATTTATTTTCTTCCAGTAAAGACTGATTTTTTAAATATAAATCAACAACATCTTGATATGGAATAATATCAAAAGACTTTAAATGTTTAAAAGTATCAAACCAATATCTAACCCTTGATTTCATTGTAAACCTTTATCCAATCGTCTCCATAATCTCCTTCCCAAGTTTCGTGCCAAGGACCACCATTTGTAAAGTGAACTACTTTTGGATTTTCCATATATTTGTAGTCCCCTTCTAAGTAATTGTAAGTCAAAGGAATACTTCCAATAGAACTTGCCCAAGACATTCTATGTAAATATTTTGGACTTTCAGTATTGACTACCTCTACTGATAATTTTTGTGTATCTGGATGTTCACAATTAAACATCATCAAACTTGACCAGTTTTTTCTCGGATATGTTGTTTGTTGTAGTCCGTCCATTTTTGTAGTGGTGTTTGGTGTGTAGTCGTGTTGAACACAAGACACCGCATCAGTATCATCATAAAATTCTAATAACTCCTCAACATTACAATTCCATAAAAAGTCTGAATCACAAAATACTGCTATCCCTTTGTAGTCGTTTAAAAATGGAACTAAAAATCTACTATAAGTAAATTCTGTTGATGCTAATGGGTCTACATCTCTGTAATAACAACCTCTATCAACTAACTCACTCAATATGATTGGTTCTACTTCTATGTGTGGATTGTGTTTTTTGATTGAATATTCACAAACCTCATATGGGGCATTAACCACTTTGTCAAACTTCTCTATAAAACTTTGTCTACTATCAAATCCTATATACACTTTCATAAAACTTTATTAACTCCTTTGTAAATAACTCGTGTCCTTTACGACTCGGGTGTTTGTGAACATTTTCATTTCTATCATTATCAACGGTAAAATAAACCTCATCTGTTTCATATAATGTTTCATCATTAAAATCCCACAAGTAAGACCATATATTTTTTTTACCAATTTCCCAATAATATGTTGTATCAATTTGCTTTGGTATTTCATTTCTAAACATAGGTTCAAAGGCATCAAACATTATGTAATTTACCTTTCTATATTTAAGAAAACTTTGTATCATATGAACTAAATTTAAATTGTAAATATCATAATACTTTTCATCATAAACATTTAATAAAAAGTCTTTAACATATTGTTGGTAGAAATCTTCATATAATTGATTAGACTTATTATCTTTGTCTTTCCATACAATTTTTGTTGAACCCATTGTTAAGTTAGTCATTTCTTTAACACTCCAAGAAATGTCTGCCATAACATTTTCACTAATAATACTTGGGACAAATGTTGCATTATCTCGTAAAGATGATGTAAATCCGATTAAAACAAAGTCCCCTTCTTGAAATCCATTGTTATAGTCGAACTGAAAAATGGAATCAAGAATAACCTTATTACTACAACCGATATTACCTCGATTAATATAAGAAACATTATAATTGTCGGCAAAAAACTTAGTAAATGAATTTTCATCTCTAAATTTTTTCATTCTTTGTCTTGCTTCTGTTTTTTCTTTATCTGTCCACTTATCCCAATCTGGATGTTTTCCTAATTGGGATTCTTCGTAAGATTTGTCAGTTCCAAGTCCTGCTGTAAAACTATCTCCAAATGATATTACTCTTTTCATAATCCTACCTTTTTACAAAATTTATCAAAGTCTAATAAATAATAATTTTCCCAATTGTAATCATTATAAGTTCCTTTCACATCATTAACATCAAAAGTTTTCCAATCATCAACCAACACCATAGGAAACCACTTTGAGAAATGTTCTGTCATAGGATTTTTATCAACGATAGGAATTACTTTTAAGTAAAGAGATTCCCAAAGCCTATGTGTATCAATTCCATTTCCTTCTGGACAAACACTAAATTCATAAGTAGACAAGTTTTCTATGTAATCATTATATGGTATCATTTCTAACCACTCGATTCCTTGTGATGAAATACTTTCATAACAATCTGGTCTTTTTTGGTCTCTACATCCACCTTCAACTTGAAAGTTAAAATATACAAAATTATTTCTTTTATCTTTTATTTTTACATTTTCCCAAACTGATAAGTCTCCCCATTTCCAACAAGAATTGGCAATACCAATTGGTATCGGAATAACTCTTTTATCGTATGTCATTGTATTCTGTGTGTATATTTTTTTACAATTCGGTATATCAAAATAAATTAAATCATCATCGGTAAATGGCGAGTCATTATTATGTAAAATTAAATTAAATGGATTTTTAAATTGTGATAATATCTCAAACATATTAACTTCTTTTAACTCAGATTTTTTATTTATTCTTTGTAATGATAGTAAGTGAAATAAGTTATTATTTATAAAAACCATTTCTCTGTTATCGAAGTTTACAAAATCAAACTCTCTAACATTGATATACTTTTCGGAATGATACTCAAACTTAATCATTAGTTCTGTGCTAAGATTGTGATTACAAATTTGTTGAAACTTTTCTCCTGTAATTATATTCACTTTTTATACCAATCCCTAAAATATTTTTCCATTTTATGAAAATCGTTATGTTCCATTAGATGTAAATCGTCTGGACAACCTAATTTCAGTAGTGTTTCTATAAAAGTAAATTGATTTGGTTGAATGGATTGTGGTGTTATTCCATACTCTCTAAAATATTCTTGCATTAGAACCCCAGGCCCCATTGAACCTGTAAATAATTTATCTTTAATAATATTTCTTCCGTCTAACATTTTTTGTCTATATGAATACATTTGAGACACTAAATCCATAGTGTAAGAATTTCCATAAAAAACACAATCGTTTACATTATACATACCAAACTCGTGCTCCATAATTCCTCCGTGTGTAGAGTAGAGTAAATTATTTTCTAAATGTTCTGGACTAAAGTGATACTTCGGGTCAAACACTACATCTGGTCTTGACTTGATAACAACATCATATTCTATATTGTTTTCTATTTCATATTCTCGTTTCAACATTATAGATTGTGCCATACTATAAAACAAACTACTCCAATGGTCGTGTTGATAAAAAAACTCTTGCTTTTTATCATCAAATACATAACCTTTTGGTTGATACCACTCCACTACTTTATCAAATTCTTCTTGTGAAATATCTCTCCACTCATATGGTTGAGATACTCCTTTTCTATCTCCACTATAATCCCAAGTGTGAATAAAGTAATCTACCTGTTCATTTGGGCCTGATGACCAAAACCATTTTTGATTTTCTTTTGCCATTTCCCATTGACGAAGTTGTCCACTCATACAAATTGCTATTTTCATTTTAAACTCTCATATATTCTATCAAATAATTCCTTGTTTGCGTTTGGTGAAGGGTGTCCATCGCAAAATCTTTTTCCCCAAGGTGGTTGATTTCTTCTAAATCTCACATTATCACTAAAATCTTCTTTATCAACATTGTATACTTGCCAATGTAAATATCCATACCAACAATCCTCTTCTGTATAATCATTATCCAGAAAAGAAATATAATTTATTTTTGATTTAATATCACCTAAACTATCCTGTAAAGAATTGTGTAATCTGTAATCACAATTATTACCTTTCAAATAATGATGTAAAAACATAACTTCTTGTTGAAGTTTTTTATCATTATGTTCATCACTATAAAACCACTTGTAATAATATTCTATCCAATTTCTTAAAACGTTTGGTTTTTCAAAGTTATTAGTTACTCTTTCATTCATTACTTCTAATGATTTATCATCATAAGAATTTATCTGTGCTGGGTGTAGGTTATAAAATCTATTCATATGTTCACTAAAATAAGAAAATCTTGCTGTTCCAGATAAACCTATAATCATCAATGGATTTTTATATGCAGTATTTGACTCTACCCACCTATAAAGTCTTCTAAAAATTGTATCATTTGCTGCTCCGGTTTTTGCTAAATTAACAAAATCACAATTTAATTTATCTGATAGTAATTTTGATGCTACAACTTCTGATTGTAAACTTACTCCATTTTCATCACGAACTCTATCCCCGTTCATAAAACTACAACCAAAGTTTACCACTACATCATAATTCATTTAATGCCTCCCATATGTTTTTTACTTTTATTCTATGTTGTCTCATTTGTCCAAATAAATTTTGTGGTGTTCTGTGTTGGTTTCCAACTATCCATAAAACAAATGAACCACAATACAATATACTATCATCTATTTCACATTCTTTCCAATTGGCAGAATACTTTACATCATTAACATAAATGGTATTTTCATCTAATGGTAATGAAAAGATTTTATCGGTGTCTAAATTATCAAACTCTTTATTAAGAATTAAATTACCAGAAAAAACTTCATCATTATCGAGTTCTTGCTTTTTAATTCTAAATACTTCTTTAACTAAATCCATATCTGGTGTAATGGTGTTATACTTTCCGTTGTAATATGTTTCGTTCATTAAAATATCCTATCGTATAAATTTGTTTTTACATCATAGTTTTCTATAACATCAATGTTGTGTTGTAGAGTTTCTTTCATATCATTATACATATAAAGTAAACTACTTTCATCATATTCACTTAAATCCAAAGCTAAGTTCATAACCATTTGTAATCGTTTCCAATCATCTGGTTCATCATCATAACTTTCGTCCCACCACTTATCGAAGGTTTTAAATCCATATTGTTTCATAGTTTCTAATGATTTGTATGGTGCAAATTGTATAATCGGGTGTCCACAATACATAGGATTAAAAGTAGAACTATGTAGATGATGTCCGTTTGTGTCAAATGGAAAGGCACCCATAACAATACTGATAAATGAATTACGATAGTGTATCGGGTTAAATGGTAAGTCTGCGTCAAAGAATCCTTCTCCTATTCCTGCTGGTCCGTGATTAGTTTTATCTGTATCATCAATATCAAATGGTAGTTTTGATTTTAAATCATTAATGTTTTCTTGTTGTGTGTATTTGTAAAATTGTCTTGGATAGTTTTGGTCTTTATAAAGATTTGGAAAACTAACCAAACACTTATCAAGTATTCTTTCGAAATTTAAAAACAACATAAATATATCTCGTTCATCACGATTAGTTCTATTAATTTTTAAAAAGTGTTTCATTTTGAATATATTTACTGACTTGTATTTATGTTCCATTTCAGCAGAAACTTTTTTTGGTAGATGTCCCAATTCTTTTAGTCGTTGTATATCAAAGACATTCCACATAATCGATATAACATTAATCTTATCTGCTCTATGATATTCTTGGTGTGTTTTTTCTGCTATCAAATTATTTGTAATGAAGTAGATATTTTTTGTTGGAAGTTTTAATTTATCAATACTTTGATAAAATGGATTTAAAAACTCTTCTCCTTCAATAGATTTACCTTCGAGTGTATTATCAAAAATTAATTTACAATTTCCTTTTCTAACTTCTTCTAATATCCTATTTGGTATAACATCTAAGTTTTTTGCCCATAATGGTTGATTATGATGAACGTGAACAAAATAACTAAATTCTGAATTAAAGTCAAAGTCTTTTTCTTTTGTCAGTTCTAAATTTAAAATATCTGGTAAACTTGAATGACTAAATAATGGACGACAAATTGGTAATCCACGGTTGTCCAATTCGTTTATTTCTGGAATATGTTTATATCTTTCGATAACATCTTGGGTTGGTTCGTGCAAACTAACCTGATTGAAATTATTTGTTAAAGCTATCATAAATAACCTCCGATATATTTACACAACCTTCTTCTGTTGGGTGTGATGTGTCGTCTATAAATTTTTCTTTCCAAGACTTATCAAATGAAATAACATTTTTAAACTTTGAACTATCAATCAATGTATTCCAATTAACAAACCTATAATTAAAATCATTTTGATTTAAAAATGATTGTAGTAATAGTATTTGTGTTTCTAAGATTAAGTTTTGATTATTAGATAAGTTTTTATCATTTTCAACTAATACTTGATAAAAATCAACAAAAGAATTATATAATTTATTATATTTACTTGTATTTAAATTTTTACTAAAAAGATTGATTTCATTTTGGTCAAATGTATATGGTGATGATACTCTTCTCCAAGTGCTTAACTTAACCTGTGAGTTTCGACCGACTAAATCACTATTAGTAATGTTGGTTATAAACTTATCAAATTGTAACATAGTTCGGGATTCCCAAGTAAGTCCAATCACCACTAATGTATCATCACTATTTAATTTTTGTAAATGATTTACTGAATTATACATTATTGATGACATAGAGTTTCCGTTTACTGCTTGGTTTATCAAGTTTAAATTCATTTTTTTTGATAAAAGTTCTGGCCAAGTCAGTCCCTCTTGTATTTCGTGTCCTGCTGTAAAACTGCAACCATTTATATATAAATTTTTACTTGACATTTTCAATAAACTTTCGTATCTTACGATAGGTGACATCTGATGAATCTTCTATTTCTAACACCGGTGAACCTGTTTCTCTTGCTCCTTTTCTTCCTAATTCAGAATCTTCCAGTATAATGGTTTCTTTTGGACTAACTCCAGCTTTAATCATACATCTTAAATAAATTTCTGTATTGGGTTTTGGATTCACTACATCTTGGTTAGTGAATACAAATTCTAAATGGTCGATAAATCCTCGTCTTGTTAATTGGACAATTGCACTATGACGAACTGAATTAGTTGCACAACACAATGTATATCCGTCTTTTTCTAATCTTTCCAATACTGATATTAATCTTTCGTCTGTTTCCAAATCATTAATCATTTGTATTGTTAAGTTTTGTTTATCTTCCCAAACCTTATCGTGTAATTCATAAGGTAAGCCTTTTTGTTGTGATAACATAGTTAGTTTTGTTCTCGTAGGATTTCCGTCATATTCGGATAAATGTTCATCACGATTGATAACATATTTTTTATCTATATTTTTCAGTGCTTGGTTTAATGAGTTGTAATGTATTTCTTTGGCATCAACCAATACTCCGTCCAAATCAAATATGATTAATTTAATCATCAAAGTTCCAATCACTCAAAACTTTCTGAGTATAGTTATCAAAGTAATCGATAAAGTTTCTGTGAATATATGGTATTTTGTTTTGTGAATTTACTAAAACCTTTTTCTTACTACTTTCACTAAATTTTTCATAATACTTAGATAAATTCATAGGAATGAACTCATAATCTTCGTAGTGTATTGTATGAAGTTTATATTCTTCTTTTAGTATTTTTAACATATTAAGTTCGTCTTGATATGCTTTCATTAAGTAATTTAAATAGTAGTAATAATTAGGTTCACCATTATTTCCTTTTTGAAAAATATCATTTTCCCAACCCAAGTGTAATTTCATACAATCAAGTTTATGGTTCAACAAGTAGTTATGAAACTCAACCATATCTTGAGTTTGCTCTAATGGTGTTTTCCAATCTTTATGGAACAATCCTTTATTTATTAGTTCTTCCCATATTGGTAAAGAAAGTAAAGACATTAGTTTATCTTTTCGTTCCAATATAACAAGATTATAATTTTTACTTAATTTATCAAAATAACCTTGATTGTAAAAATGACTTATAACCAACGAGTTATTTAGTAAAATAGTTGCATAGTTTGTGTGCTTTAACATTTCTTCGGTTTGAGTTTTATATGACTTTCCCGATAAAGTGTCAAAATTTAATTCTTTAAAATTAGATATTTTAATACCATTAGATTTTAACATTTCAGTCAAAGTTAAAAGTAGTTGTGTTCCACCTGAACGATAATGTGAAAGTATTATTGTTCCTTTTTTGTTTTCATCGTATAATTGAAAGTTATCCATTAATGTGCCTCTTGATAGTTAAACTTAATTTCTTTGCCCAAAGGTGTTGTGCTTTTTCTGTTGGGTGATAATCTTTTTTATTAAACATATTTTCTTCAAACTTTATTCTATCTTTTTTAAGTAAGAAGTTTCTAAACGAAATTGGCATAAATATATCTTGTCTTAATGAGTTAAAGTAATTCATTAAATAATAGTGTCCCATTTTGTCATAACCATTTTCTGCTATAACATCGTCTACCTCAATAGAGTTTAATAAATTTGATTCAGAATTTTCTTGTAGAGTTTCATAAAAAGCATCAAAAAACAAATGTTTTACTCCAAGGTCTTTTAAAAATAAATGTAAAAACATAACCTGTTGTAAATACCTTTCTAAATACTCTTCTTCATTCCAATACTTTTGAACATATATTTCCCAAAATTTCTGAACATCATCATCTGGGTGATGGTATTCTCGTTGAACTGGATATAAAGTATCCCATGCTCCGTAGTCTTCACCACGATAGAAAAAGTCTTTTCTTTCCGGTGAAGTCCAACCAATCACTACATATATATCTCTTGCTCTATGTTCTGATAATAAATTTTTTACTTCTCTAAGAGTTCTACGAACTATTCCGTCATTAGAACTTCCTGCTACTCCATTGTTAATGATTTCAACATTAAACAATTGTCCCAATTTATATGGGTAAAGTTTTGGTAATCTATAAGAGTCATTATCTGGATGATTAACATTGGTTATTCCTTTTTTTTCTAATTTTGGGTCTATATCGTGGCCACCCGTCCAACTACAACCATCACATAAAATTACTTTCATTTATACCTCTCAATATAGTCTGAACAAACTCCTGCCACATAATTAGGAACATCTTTTCCTAATGGTGGCATAACACAAATACTTTTCTTGGTCATTTGATAAGACCAACTTGTCCAAAAATAACCTTTTGATGTTAGTGCAGCAAAGTCTGTATCGTGTGCAAAACAATGTATGTTTGGGTCTTCCGTCATACGATAAAACGACCTGATTTCTTTTGCGTGACACCACAATCCTTTTTGTCTTAAAAACTCAACATCAATAAGGTATTCTGGTCCGTCGTGTCCTAAATACCAAGCACCATATTT